CGGGTGAACCACAAAATTCTGCAGCTTCTTACAGCCGTTAAAATATTTGGCGACATCAGTCCTGCCATCAAGCCTGGGGCTCAGCTCGCCGGCCGTAAAGTTAGTAAACGCTGGTGACGCCTTGGCCATCAGAACCTCGCATTGATAAAGGTATCGGCCGCGACAGTCCGGCTGTCAGAAATCACAGATGTATTGATGTCGTTATCTTCGGTCGCATCGACAAACCGCGCTTCGGTCAGTTTGCTTTGATATAGGGTGAACATGTTAGCGCTGAGCGCCGAGCTGCCGACCAGCGGGTACGCTAGATCAGCTGCCATCGCTGCGGCAATCGTCTCGGTCAGCAGCGTGTCGTATTGGTTGGCATCCTCTACCCGGCCGACATAAATCATCTCTATGGTGCTTTCGTCACACAGCAGCTTGCGGCCTTCGATTTTATAAAGAATGTCTGTGTTGCTGAGCTGCAACACGCGCAAACAAAAAGGATCGGTGGGAAGCGTGAATTGCTTGCTAAATTGAAAAGCGGGGGTAGCAGTGTCCGGCGCCAGGCTCGCCCTCGTCGTAAGGCAATTCCAGGGATGCGCGCGGAAAACACTATCGCGGACAAAGTTGTAGCGCTGATTGCAGATACGCGCAGCCTTGCTGTCCTCAGTCAGACTGATGATGTTAGACGCGCCAATCTGGTTTAGTGCGCTGTTACAGATATCAACGACAGATGCCATCTAGATCCCCTTGCAAGAAAAAGGGGCAGCCGAAGCTGCCCCTCCTGGTTAGTTAACGACGTACAGCATCGTCACAGCGATAGAGCCGGTGCCAGCGGCGCCGCCCATAGTCACAGTGACGGTCTTGCCGTTCTCGTTAGCATCGACCTCTTCGCCATTCAGCAGAGCGAGCGTGGCAGCAATGTCCACGATCTGTGCTGATGTCGAAGCGGCTGCAGCCTTATAGGCAGCTGCAGATGCAGAGACAGCGGTGCCGTCTGCCTTGGTGTGAGCTGCAAAGCCCACAGACAGAGTTGTCGATGAACCCAACGCATCGTGAGCCAGCTGGCCCTGCAAGATCCGAGCGCCATCAGGCAGGGTGAACATTTCGATCACGTCGCCAGATGCCAGGCTCGAAGCCTCGTAGGTGCCGTGAGCAACGCGGACTTCACCGCCCAGCTCGTTGGCTTTCACGAAATCAGAAGGGTCGTCTTGAGTCAGCGTGGTTTGCTGCGTGCTATATACAGTAGCCATTTCTCATGCCCTCCCTATGCGCTCTCGTCACAATCGATTTGCACGACCTTAGCTTCTTCCATCCGGGTCGCGCCGAAAGTGGCACAGTAGTAAACCTGGGTGGAGTAGCTCTTGTCGGAGCGCTCATCGATGCGTGACATAACATCCTTACCGACAGCCAGCTTGATGCCGTCCTCGGCCCATGCGAAGCATGTGCGGATGTTGCCTGATTTACCGAGGCGGGTACTCATGTGGAACTGGAATCCCATGAACGTGTTCACCTCACCCTGAACAAGAGCCTTTACCGTGTTGAAATCGCTCGAAGTTACAGAGGTGGTGTTTAACAGCGCCTCGATTTGATCCGGGCCCACAGCGATATGCCGAGGGATCGAAGGATCGACAGAACCATTGTCGAGGATCTTCTTTGCCTGGATCAGCTTTGCCACGGTCAGGTCAGCCGAGCCGTTGGCAATCTGGTTAGCGGCCAGCATTGAGGTGCTGGTCGAACCGGACTTGCCTGTCTTGGCGGTTCCTGTGGCGGCGGTGATGATGGCATCGTCCATCGCCCGGCCCATTGCAGCAGCGGCTGCCTGAGCATAGGTGCTGGTCGGATCAATGAGCATCTTGACCTTATCGACATCGTCGATCAGATCTGCCCATTCATACGAATCCATCGTGACCATTCTGCGAGAATGGGGTGTCTCGACGACGGGAGTGTCCCCGTGGCGCGAGGTGCGCTTCACAGCAGCTGCGGCTCCGACCTGGTCGAAGAACGCCTTCTCGCCCGTGACGCTCTCCTCAGATACGCCGCCCCGAAGAATGGAGCCACGCTGCTGAGACAGGAGCTGGACGTTGGTCGAAAACTGCTGGGAAAACGCGGTGGTGATTTGAGCACTCATTGTTGCTCTCCTTTCACACTAGCGTTTTGATTGCTCGCTACCCGGCGACCGCCGGACGAAAGGTTCGTACAGTTAACGGCTGCGTCCGCCAGGGGCCTGGGGCTTGTCCTGGTTTTTGTGTCTGTGTTTGCAGGGGCCGGAGCTTGTCCTGCGTTACAGACTAGGCAGAAATGGCTGCGATCTTCTCTTCGATCTCGAAAGCCCTTCTCACCTGGAAGTCGTGCTCTGGATGCCTGTTGTCCCAGTATGGGGTGCCAGGTGCGCGCAGCTGAGCCAGCTCTTCACGCATTTCGTCAGGCGTCTGACCGCCTGTCATCTTCACCCCTTCGAGCGTGTCCTCCGACACTTTCTCATGGATGAAAGATCCGATGTTTGCCAGGAACCGGATGAAGGACGGGTGATCGCCCAGCATCGTGCCGTCCGGCATGGGTGTCTCTGCGAAGTCGAGCTCACCGAAAGTCTCGAGCGCTGCGTTGGCCAGGCCCAGCTGATCCTCGTAGGCCTCGCCCCACTCGCGCTTGAGCTCGAGCTCGGTGTCCGCCTGGATCTGCTCGGTATGTGCATTGTCCTGCCCGACGAGCTCGCCGAGCCGTCCGCCATAGCGATCCATAATTAATTGCGCCTGGGTGTTGTTGAGCCCGGCCTCATGAGCCACGCCCATAAACCACTGAACCACCCCGTCGTCCGGCTGTACGCCCTCTGGAGGGGTGTAGTCGATCTGGTAGCCGCTGGGGTCCTCTGGACGCCCGAGCTTGCTATAGACGGCGTTCCAATCGTCAGCGGTGGACGATTTACCTGGGAGCGCAATCTTGTCCGCGCCGATCATGGATTGTGCATGGACAAAGCCCTTCGCCAGGCTGCCTACATCTGCAATCGTTGAAAGAGATTTGTGATCCCGGATCTCCTCGGGGATCATTGAGCGCCAGTTGTCGCTGGTGCCAGACGGGGCTACCTCCTCGGTGGAGACCTCCGCTACCTGTTCTTCACTCATTCTGTGCCATTTCCTCTAGCTGTTTATGTTCGCGCAGCATCGACTTGATGAACAGAACCACCGTGCGCTGCCCCTCACGGTAGGCTGTCTCGTTGGGATCTACAGAGAAGGTCGAAGAATGTTCACAAAACCTCACGCCCAAATCCTCGAGGATCCGCTCCCCTTGAACTGACGTGAAGACCTCCTTGTAAAGCTCCCTGGTATCTTCCGGCGTCATTGCTTGGTCGCCTCAATGAACGGCGCGGCTGCCCCAGCTGCCTGGGCTCGCTCGGTCAGCTGCTGCTGCTGTGCCTGGGCTTGCTGTGCCTGGGCGCGCTGCTGGCGCTCGAGGGTGACTTGTTGGTCGCCCTTGATGGCTGTTGCCGGGATCCCAAGCACCTTGATGATGTGCTTCGAGACGCCGTCTGTGTCGATGTAATCCATGATGGATGGATCGAGCTGGGTGAGCGGCATCATCAGCTCGAGCAGCCTGGTCAGTGCCTGGATGTCGCCCTGGCGCTGTGCTTTGGCCAGTGGGCTCACATATTCGATCTCGATGTTTCTGTCGCGCATGAACTCCGGTGCCGGCGCAAAGGCCTTGTTCCTGGCCAGGATGTTGTAGGTCCTGGTGATGAGCGGCTGCAGCAGCTCGGCCTGCATCCTGCCCATGACCGGGCCGAGCAGTCTCATCTTCTCTTCGGTGCGTTGAACCACCTCGGTGGCCGTCATCTGCGGTCCCTGGCCGAGGATCAGCTGATCGACATAGAAGGCCGCCCGAATTGCCTGGCGGCGTTGCTCCTCCATGTTGAGGCCCAGCGGGTTGTTGGCCCCGATGTTGAGCGGCTCGATGCGGTCGCGTGTCCCGCTGCGATAGAAGTTGAGGCCACCTGGCACGGTCCTGACCGGCAGGATGAAGCCGTCGTCTGGCACCAGGAGCGGCGGATCCACCTGTTTCTGTGCAGCGCGGATCGTCACCTCGGACATCTTGTTCAGCATTTTGATGTCAGCTAGGGCTGTCATGCTCGGGCTGCGGCCGTATCCGATCTCGAAGGAGCTCTTGAGGAACCTGGGCGCCATGTAGGGGAACTCATCAAAGCCCCCCTCGCTGATGATGATCTTCTCCTCGGGATCCAGGTAGACCGATGCGATGGGCTTGTTCTGGCTGTCCACCTTGGTCACGTCCCGCTCGTCGCGCTTATAGACGGCGTGGATCAGCGTCATCATCTGGTAAGGATCTGTGTCGGCTTTCTTCAGCATCTTCGGGCTGACGTTCTCAGCGCCAAAGCGCGCCATCACGGCCCTGGCCGGCATCTTGAACTTGCGATAGACGGTATCGACGCGGCCGTTCTGATCTTCTGACAGATAGCACTCGGAGATATGCCTGGTCGAAAAGCGCAGAGAGAAATCATCATCTGCCTCAACGAACATGACGGCCGTGCCGAATGTAATCAGATCGTGATACAGCTCGTGGATCTGCTCCTGGAAGTTGGAGCGGTTGAAGCTGTTATACATCACGTCTTCGACAGATTGCAGCCACTCCCTGGCTTCGTCATCGCCATCGAGCTCGCGGTCGCCAAAGCTCAGCGAGAACCAGCTGGTCGAGGCGTTGGTCAGCATCCCGTGCAGCGAGGCACTGAGCAGCTCGGCCGCATGGATGGCGGTGCCATCGAAGATCAGCTCGGAGCGCTTGTCGCCAGGAGACCTGACCTTCGTCACGTCTGCCTTACGCGGCACGACGTAGTCAGCGATTTCCTGCCAATGGCTTTCCCAGGTTTGGCGCTGGTTTTCCAGGCTGCCAAAGCGTTTTAGCAGCATGGCTGCGTTGTCATCCACGGCCATGTTAGCTCCCTAGAAGCTGTTTCTTTTCTGTCGGTGCATCGCCCAGGACGCCGCGTGAGCTCGTCAGGATGCTCCTGGTGCGTCTGTTCCGCCTGTATGGGCTTGCCCTGCCCCTGGCTGCTGCTGCGGTCTCTGTGGCGCCCCTGACAATCGAGCGAGGCTGTACAGGGTCCGCCGCCGGCGCGGCCGGGCCGGAGGAGACCGGCGCGCCTCCGCCGGGAGATGAAGGCGGCGCACTAGCTGGCGGCGGAGCTGCTGGAGGCGCAACGGGCGGAGCTGCAGCTGGTGCAGATCTTGGCTGATCGTTGTCGCTGCTCGTGTCTGGCGGTGCCATTGGATTATAGCCAGGCCGGCCCGAATAGGTCCTGCCGCCCATCTTGTTTAAATTGATGACGCCTACGACCTGGCCGCGCTCGTCCCTGACTGCCTCACCGCCGAGCTCCAAGCCTCGTGTAATATCACGGCGGGTCTTGTCGCCGAGGCCGCCTATGAGACCGCCAACAAAACCAGGCAAGCGATTTGCCTCAGCTGTGCGCTGTCTGGCTGCGACTTGGGCAATGGCTGCGCGATTATCGCGGCCGCTGTCTTCTGCTACCGGGCCACCCATCAGCTGGTCTCCTTCTTCTTCGCCTTGCCCATCAGGCTGGCATATTCCAGGGGTGCGTCCTCGAGGACGCCGCGCGCACTGGTCTTGACGGTCTTACGCCGGCTCACAGCCTTCGGATCCTTGGCCCTGCGCTTGGCAACCTCGACAGGATCATTCGGCCTGACCTTCGGCTCAGGGACCACGGGCGGCGGGGGTGGCGGCGGAGGCGGTGGAGGTGTCGGAACCTTCGGTGCTAAAAATCCCATTACAAGCTCATCCCCAGTGGGTTGTACTTACTGTCGGCCATGATCTGCGGCGGCCTGTCGGACCAGCTGTTCTCGCGAAGCCCTACCGCCAGATAGCGGAAAGCATCTGCCGCATGTGACGACCAATCATGGACAGGCGTATTGCGAAAACTGCGCAAGCGCTCGTTATAGGCCCGGTGATACTGCCTGAGCGCCTCGAGCCCCGGCTTGGTGAGCTCTGCATCAAACCAGCACCTAGGGATCAGCATCTGTGCAGCATGGATGCCGTCCTCGAGCGGTAGCTTCGGAACTACCCTAAAATTTATTCCTAGATCCCAGGCAGTCTCGCGGCGGCTCTTGCCAGAGCCCAGCTCGCGGACCTCGATGTCGTGCGGCGCGTTGTGGGTGCCGTAAAAATAGTCCTTCTCCTGGAGCACCTTCGCATAGTGCGGGAGCCCCTCCCCCCTGTTCTCGTAAAAATCTATGACGTGGATCGCCCTGCCGACAGACTGCGTAAACCAGATGGCCGTCGAGTCGCCAACACCAAGATCCCACCAGGTATCCACCCTGCAGCTCGGGTCGTAAGGGACCGATCCGATGCGGCCCTTCTCGTGAGCCTCCTGCATCTCCTTGCCGAAAACAGCCCCCGGTACATTCGCCACCCAGCTGCACTCGTACTCCTGAGCATACTGGTCAGCTGTCATCATCGACCTGGCTGCCTCGAGCTCCTCTTCATCCAGGATGTCAGTCTCGCTCGCCCGATAGATCGCAGTGTGCCACTCAGACTGCCCCTCAGCGGCCGTGTAAAGCTCGTAGAAGGCATTGTGGCCCCTGGGTGTACCAATGAACAGCGCCCAGCCCTTGCGGTCGCTCAGAGCCGGCCTGATGATCTCAGGAAACAAGCTCTCCGGCATGTCAGCCATCTCGTCCAGGACAGCACCGTCCAGATAGATCCCCCGCAAGCTGTCAGGGTTCTCAGCACCCAGGAGCTGGATCCTCGCTCCATTCGGCAGATCCGCTCGCAGCTCAGTCTCGTGGAAGCGCACCATAGGCACCGCACCAGCAAACTGCTTGAGATAATCCCAAGCCACAGCCTTGGCCTGGCGATAGGTCGGCGCAATGTACGCATACCTCGGGTTGGGCTCAGCGCACAGGATCGCATCCCTCAGCAGATGGTTGATAGCCATGACCGTCTTGCCAAAGCGCCGGTGACATACAACGACGCCCCAGCGCTTGCTCGAGAGCTCGCCGTGGAGCTGACCCTGCAGCGGCCTGGGAGCGTAGGGGATCTCGATCTGCATGTGAGAGACAGGCTCCTGTCAGGCTATATATGTATATAGATCCGGCGGCCGGGTCTGGGGGTGGCAGGGGGTCCTCAGCTGCCAGGCAAAGCCCCCGTTGCGGGAGCCAATCCCGCGCCCAGACCTAGCAGAGCCGGGCATCACAGCCTGCTCGGTCACTGCTCGGTCACTGAGCTGCGCTGAGTAAACTGAAACTTGGTTGACATGCCTGGCCTGCCTCGTGCGCGCGAGCACTGCCACGCAGCCAGGACACTACACTGCTCACCCCGCAGTAACGGTCGCGCCTTGCCAGCTCAACGTGATCGCCCCGCTGGTCTGCTGCTTGTCGTCTGCTTTGTCTCTGATGCCGAGCGGCTGCATCTGCCTGATGTGCTTGTCCTTGTGGTCAGCCTCGAGGCGACGACGTTGCACCTCAGCCATTGCCAGCTTCGGATCTGTCGGCAGCTCAGCCTCGACCAGGTCAAGGATCTGGTCACGCATGACCTCACACTGCAAAGCCCTGGCCCTGCGATAAGCGCTGTAGGCATCCTCATCGTCCTGGACATAGCGCAGCATGGTCCGCCAGCTCGGCAGATGTTCGCTGTTGTTGCAGATCCTGGTCAGGCTTTCGCCTTCCGCAATGCGGTCACAGATCTCCTGGAGCTGCTGCTTTGTAACCTTACGCTTTGCCATGCTTCTTTCTCTTTTGATCTCTCTTTTTTTTGGATCGCCGGAACTTCATAGCATTGATGGCTGGAGTGCTGCGCGGATAGTTTTTGTATCTCAAGCTGAACCTCTACTCCAAAGAAATGAGGCCAGGCTGTTGCGGACCTGGCCCCAAGGGAAGGAGGAATTTAGGTGAAAGCCCGAGCTGCAGGGAGCAGGACTCGAGCTTGGCAAGAACTGTACGCTTTTCGAGACAATTGTGCAAGCCCTGTCGATTTTCACGTCAAGGCCCTTGGCAAATGATGCCACAGTGCTTATATTCAAGGTGAAGGGAGATTTGATTGGCTGAAGAAATGACTGTCGAAGTGATCTTCATGTGGGTCGCCGGGGTTTGCACCTTGGGCGGCCCTTTACTTTTGGCACTGGCTACATAGGAGGACTGCCGATGGCAACGCGCGAAGGCAAGCGTTTCAAGATCTGGGAGGAGGCTGTCGCTTACCGCGACAAGCATGGCCTCGAAGTCATCATCGAGATCTACGGGGCTCAGACAGGCATCACCTACCTGGTGCCCTGGCAGCCTAAACCAAAGAAGGAGGACTGATGAAGACCAAGCGACCAACCGGCAAGACCTGGAAGACAGCCAAGCTGTTCAAGGTCTACCTGGGCATGAAGGCACCAGCTGGTGCTGCAGGGCTCAGGCTCATGTGGGCCATCGTTGGCCACAAGTGGGTCAGGTGCTGCACACCGATCACCAACGTAAAATTCAAGATGCGGCGCGCCATGTGGGACGAGCTCCCAGCTGGCGACCGTGAACTCATCAGAGCTTAGGAGGAGCGATATGGGAATGATTGTTAGCGTTTACCGCAGCTTTCAAGACAAGGGCGAGGACTGGCTCGAGGTGACTGACTGCACCAACGGTGGGGTCACTAACTGCGAGACCGGCGTCCACAAGCTCACGCTGGTCAACGTCGAAGGCCCCTTCGATCCAAAGCCTGACCGTCCAGCTGCTTGGCTGCTGCCCGGCAGAGCACCCGGCACCGCCAAGATCGTGCCTGACTGGGAGTACCAGGACAACACCTGGACAATGTTTGGCGGTAACTACGCCGGCACCAGCGACAGCCGGTTCACCGAGGCTGTCGAGAAGATCACGGGCGGCACGTTCTACGGCGCCGTGCCTATCCATGACCGTGTCGAACACTGAGGAGGACTGACATGACAGTGATGACCAAAGAAGAACAACGCGCTCGGGACGCTCGGCTGCACCACGACGAGCTCGAGTTTCAGCAGTGCCTGGGCGAGCTCAATGGGCTCGAAGCATACGACAAAGCCACAGATCAGCAGAAGGGCATCATAGCCTTTGGCATGACGCCGGTCGAGCTCATCCCTGTGGCTTGCGAATACAACGGCAAGGCTGGCCACCCTGCCTGGAAGAAGGGCTTCGCCCTGGGCCTGATGAAGGCAGCTAAACGGAATGGAGGTATGCGGGTTTGACGATCACCGTGTTTGACATCGACAGAGAGGTGGAGCGGCTCAAGCGCCGCCCACTGTGGGAGCTCAAGGCAATGGTCAAAGCCCTGAGCTTTCATCGCTGGTGCAATACCAGCGAGGAGGAGCTGCGGCTCGAAGCGGCCAAGATAGTCATGAAACAGAAAAGGAAGCGCAAATGAAAACAGATACAGCCTTCGACATGATCCGCGACCTGGGCAAGGCGTTCCGCACGGCTTGCATCGAGCGTGGATACGAGCCCCAGGGTGGCTGGGATGGCGACCTGATGAGCGGCCTTGCCGGCTTCGTCAAGCTCGAGCTCACAGACAAGGACATCCCTGGCATCACCGAGGCGTACACCATCGTGATGGCCAAGGCAGCAAAGCTCTGCTTCGAGGCAGCTCAGCAAGCTGCAGCTGAGGACTTCATCGCTGACCAGGACACGGTAGACCAGGTCACAGCCGGTAATACAGCCTGACCAGCGCGTCCTTGTAACGCCGCTTTACGATCCTCGGGTCATTCAGCCCGAGGATTTGTGCAATCCGAGACCACCTCGGGCCCCGCTGCCGGAAAGCAGCGCTTTGACATACAGCCCAGACCAGGCGCCGATCCTCGTCATCCATGTAGCGAAGCGCCAGATCCAAAGCCATTTCCCAGCGATCAATCTGCTCCCCCGTAGGCTTGAGCCTGGGCACCTCCATCGCGTTGTAGCCATAGGCCATGCCGTCCTTCGGATAGTCTGGCCAGCCTGACATGCGCTGTCTGCGAAAGGCAGCCGGGAGCTTGCGCTCAGTCTCTGCAGCCTCGAGGAACAGCTCATTTAGCTCTGTCATGCTTAGCCGCATCGAGCTGCTCCTGCATGGACAGCAGCCAGAACTGCCTGTCGAAAGGTGAAAGACTGGAGACCTCGAGGATCAGCTGCGCGTATCGATCCGAGCTGTAAGTCGGGCGAAGCCGGCGCATGACGCGACGTTGCAGCTCGTCCAGCGGGTTGGCCCTGGACCGTGCTATAGCTGAGCGATAAGCAAAGCTAGTCCGCTTAGCTACGTTCGAGATAATAAGTTTAGTTTGATTATGCTCAGGCATAGCGCTCAGCTCAGCGCATAGCTTAGCGCTTTGCTAAGCTGCGGCTGCGCCGATTTTATCGAGGCCGACATTCCTGTCAAGCCCCTTGACCGAATCCGATGGCTTGCATGACACGGCGCCACCAGGGCAGCTCGGGTGCCGGCTCGAAGCTCGAGCGCGCTTGTACGATCCGTTGCTTCGCCTCGTTGTCAGCCTTCACCTTCGCCCAGTACGCCGTCGCCCTGCGGCTTGCCGCCTCCCGCTGTGCCTTCGTCCACTTTCTGCCCATCTGTTTTCTCCTTGTACCATTTAACCATCACGCGCCAGCAGACATCGTTTGAACAAACCAGGTCACCGCTGGCGAGGATAACCCAGGTGCCAGCCTTGATGTGGTGCTGGCGTCCACAAGCGACGCAATTCTCGAGGCTGGTCAACCAGCCCTCCTCAGATGCGTCACGCCTTGCTTGGCGTCCTCGCGATCCCAGATCTCCTCCACCTTGTCAGCGAGCTGCTCCTGCAAATAGCCCAGGGTCAACGTCCCTGGCTGGCCCTGCAGATACTCCGGCAGCGCCAGATGATTTGCATCGAAGCTCGAGAAATATCTGCTGCCATGCCGGCGCACCGGGATCCGGTACAGCTCAGCGATCAGGAACAGACCCATGCCCTCGAGCTCGAGCCTTCGGATCTCCCTGGCAGCTTCTGCCAATGCTGCAGCGCGCCTAGTCATCGCACCTCACAAAGCCATCGCCGTTGCAAGCCTGACACTCCATCTCTTTTTCTGTGATATCGCCGCCGCGGATGTAGTCAGGGACAGCGACCTCATAAACCGCCCTGCCCTCGCCCTGGCACTCCTGGCACTCCTTGGCCTCCTCCCAGACGCCAGGAATCACCATGACCCTCACCATGACGCCCTCAGCTGGACGTGCATGTCCAAAGCCTCAGCGACCTGGTCAATCGACCTGGCCAGATACCAATGGCAGCCGGCCTCCTCGAGCTCGTCACGAAGCTGTTTCTGGTTGGCGCTGAGGCTCCCGCCCTTGGGGCGCTTGAGCTCGATGAAGATCGCGCAGCTGACCCCGCCGTGAGCCTGGTCGCCTGGCACAAAGATCTCGAGATCCGGCCAGCCAAACCTGGTGCCCAGGCGCTTGAGCTTCTGCTTGAAAGCGACGTGCCTGGTGCCCTCGTTTGGGGAATGATGGAAGACGCAGCCCGGGGGCAGAGCGAGCTGCAGCCAGTCAACGACCTGTCGCTGCAGCTCGTCTTCAGTCACGGGCCATGTAGAAGTCATTTGGCATGACCTCGCCCCCCGTCACCTCGATGATCCTCGCCATGTAGGTTCGACCAGGTATTACCTGGCCGTCACCACCTGGGCGGATGCACCACCTGGTCACGTCCTTCGCGTGGCTTGCGCCTAACTTCCGAGCGAGCTGAGCCTTCGACCAGCCCTTCTTCAATCGCCATTGCTCAAGTGTCATGGCCGTGTTTGTAACACAGCTTGACAGAATATGCCAAGCTGCTTATCTCAATGGCAAAGGGTTGGCAAACAATGCCAGGAGGATTACTATGACGCCCATGCCAAATAACCTTGATGCAATGATTTCCCGGTCGGGCATGTCGAAAAGAGAAGTGGCGGCCCTCAAGGGCATCACGCCAGAAACCTTGTCGCGTCAGATCCACGGCAAGATCCAGATGACACTGCAGGACGCCGAGTATTACGGCAAGATCCTTGACTGCTCACCTCAAGATATCCTTTTTGCTACACCGCCAGTGCCAATCATTGGCTACTGTCATCTCGTTTCGTGCGACCACAAAGACTTAGATTGTCCGGCTCATGGGGCTCATGTCGAGCGCCGAATCTCAGCCGGTGAAACGATGGGCAAAGTCTATTTGCAAAGTTACATGCAGCAAAACACCGGTGCTGTCCTATGGTCGAAAGCCGAGGGCTATTCGGGCATGTGGGAGCACTGGGACAGTGCTGTAGAATTTATTGAGCTCGGTCCAGTCGAAAACGGTTTCGTGTCTCAAAACGCTATACAGCAAGGCTGCTATGCTTTGCTCGAAGATCCTGTCGAAATGTTCGGTATGGAACAAAGGCTGGTTCACGGCACCCTTTTCCCCGAGCCAGGTGGTCTGTACACCGTCCACAGCGCTGAAACCCAAATATCCCTCAAAGGGCAAAAGTTGGCCTGGGCCTCGGCGGTGCTGGACGTATCGTTCCAGCCCAAATTACGAGGGATGCAGATAATACTAGACAAGTGACTTGACATAATACGTCATGCTCTAATACGCTCCTCCGCAAGTTATTTGTGGAGATGGCAATGTTACTTGATACCCCTGAGTGGGCAGCTAGGCATCATTATTTCTGGCATCACAATCCCACCCGAGAACGGGCGAAGGCTTTCTTCGACAAAGCGCACGTCCGGCCCCAGGTCAACAAGGCCTGGGAAATAGTCCAAAACCCCGACAGCACACCTGGTCAAAAGGCAAAAGCCTGGAAGACCATCAACCGGCTCAAGACCGGCAGCTCGGCCGCCATGAAGGGCGGCATCGATGCGCAGACCTGTTGTGACGCCATCCTGCTCGAAGGAGCAGATCCGGCTGAGGCCATCGCAAAACAGCTTGCCTCCTATCGCGATTACAAGCCCCGTGAGTGGGACAACGGCGAGGATGCAGCTAGGCACCAGAAGTATATTGAAGAGCTGCCAGCGGTCATTGAACACGCCCTGGCGGGGCTGCGAGAGGCGATGGCTCGGGAGAACCGGATCCTGGGCGAGATCGAGCTGCTCGACATGCTGCCTGGGCTCGCGCTGCCACACAACACCAGGCCAGATTACAACCGCCGGGGCGATCTCAAGACCAAATGGTCGAGCCCTGACAAACGAGCCAAGTCTGGCTTCAAAGCAGCTGCGATCCCAAAGTCCCTGACCGGCATGTTCGATATGAAGAACGTCTTCCAGGCGGCCGGCTTCTGGGCGCTCAACGGTAGGCAGCCGCCTTTCCTGGTGTACGCCAGCGCCTCGAACTATCAGATATTCACGCCCGAAAACTGCGACGAGCTCAAGGATGACTTCCTGGCTGACGTGGTCGAGGAGATCAAGGTCCAGCACCGCTGCACCGAGAACCTCCTGCAAGCCGCCGAAACCAAGGAGCAGCTGCTGGGCATGGTCGCACCAGACTTCAAAAACATCATCTGGAACGAGCCGCCCGGCTACCTGGCCGAGGCAAAGCGCGTATGGGGGTTAGCATGAGAGAGAAACTTATCTGGCTGCACGTCGATGACGCCGGCCGGCAGCTGCGTCCTTATTCCAGGCTGCGCGAAGCACTGCGCGTCCTGGGCGTCGTTTTCTTATCGATCTTTGCCGTGTTCTCGCTCTGGTGCTTCGCGGTGCTGGTCACGCTTTTGATGGGAGGTTGAATTGCAGAAAGAAATCACCTGGCCTGGCGATCCTGGGCCGACAGCTCACAGACATGGCCCGGATACCGAGCAGCTCGCGCTCGAGTTTGTGGCCCCAAAGTTAAGTGGACTGAGGCTGAAAGCCCTGCAAAGCCTGGCCTCAGTCCACCCTGGCCTAACTGGCAGTCAGGTTGCCCAAAAGATGGACGCCTGGCTTTACAGCGTCAAGCCCAGGCTAACCGAGCTCGAGCGTATGGGCCTGGTTCGCGACAGCGGCGAGCGCGCCAAGAATGACCGAGGCCGGCAGGAGATCGTCTGGCAGATTACAGGGAGGGGCGAGCAATGGCTAAAATCCCTGAGCAGCTGAAGCAGATCCTCGAAGAGCTCGGCCTTGCCCCCCAGGATGCAACCTGGGAAGTCCGGCCCAACACCGGCGTGTTCGCCGTGACGCACAAGGCCCTCGAGCGGGTGGCAGCTCACAAGAAGATCACCTTCGAGCCGCCTGTGATGATCGAGGCAAGCGCCGAATCGAAGACGGTCGTCATGCTGGTGACCGGCCGCATGGGCGATCAGGTCGAGTGGTCTATTGGCGAGGCCACACCCTACAACAACAAAAACGGCTATCCGTTTGCGATGGCTGAGAAGCGCGCCAAAGACCGCGTGATCCTCAAGCTCATAAATGTGGCGGGTGATGTTTACTCCGAGGAAGAGGCCGACGACTTCAAAGCATCGCGGCCGCAGCTCGCAGCTGCACCAGAGCCGGCGCCAGAGCCGGCAGCAGAAGAGCCTGAGCGTAGTGCCTGGGAGACCTGGGCGAACAGCGCCATGAACAAAATCAGGAAGCTGGCCAAGGAGGAAGGTGGTGCCTCGAAGCTGACGGGCTGGTTCAGCGGAAACATGACAGAACTGAAAGGTCTGAAGGCTGCCGATCAGCAGCTCTTCGAGCTGCTCAGGGCGTTTTATGACGAGCACTATGAAGAAGCCAACACGGGAGAAAGAACATGAGCTCACCTCACCTCAGCCGCGCCGAGATCAAGCTGCGCGAAGACATCAAAGCAGCTGCACCGAATCAGGCGCCAAACCTGTACCGGGCCACTGCCTGGATCCAGTATCGAACCGACTTCAACGAGGACACGCGGCGCTTCGAGCCGATGACCGCCGATCAGAAAGCCAAGTGCGACGAGCTCGGCAAGATCTTGGCTGATGCCGGCGTCGAGCTTAGCATCACGCTGTCACTCAGAGATGGCGAAGAGGTGAAGAACTTCCCCAAGGTTGCCACCTTCGCGATCTATCCGAACAAGCCTCGAGACCAGGCACCCGCCCCGGCGCCAGCTCCTGCAGCTGCACCAGCTGCCCCGGCAAGTTGGGATGCGATCTGATGGTGGGCGCGATGATGACAACAGCGGAGGCCAGCCTTGTCCTATTCGGTAGTGACGGTGATGCGGCGCGTCAGAAAACAGCTCGGCTCCTTGATGCCCAGGGCATTGAGAAGATCCGAAACGGCCGGCGGTTCTACTACCGGCGCCAGGACATCGAGCAGCTCAGCGGAGCTGCTAGTCTGGCCAGTCCTGGGGGAGCTGAGGGTCTTGGCCCACGGCTCGTATCTGACCAGGTCGATGACAGCTGAGCAGCTGGATGACCTCGCGATCCGATTCCACCAAGCAGCAAAAGAAACCCGTCGCCAAGAAGCGGCGGCGGGTCTCGAGCGAGCGGAAGGAGGAGATCGTGCCCTACGGGAGTCAGGAGGAGCTCAGCGAGCTGATGGACACATGGCCGGCTACTGACCCGCCCCTAAAAAGAAAGGGCCGCCAGCGCGGCCCTAATCGCCATTAAAGGCATACTTGTTTATTCAAAGATCGAGCTCACTGCGTCCAGCATGTGGGCATCTTTTTCATCATCCTCGATCCAATGGCCGTATGTCTGCTCGGTCGTCTGGACACTCTCATGGCCCATGAGGTTGGTGATCGTCCACCAATCATTCTTGAAAGCGCGGAGCAGCTGGCTGGCGTAATAGTGCCGCAGATCGTGCCACCGGATCTTTTCGACGCCGGCCTGGGCACAAGCCTTGTCCATGTTCTCCTGGAACCGGCTGTCGCTGATGATGGCGCCGGTCCTGGTCGGGAAGACCAGCTCGGTCTTAGCCGGCCGGCCGCGCTTGATGTAGAGCTCGCGCAGCTGGATCGCCAGGCCCCTGGGCAGCGTGACCTTCCGGTAGCCCTTGGGCGACTTCGGAGGACCGACCTCAGCCCGGTGCTTGACCGCCTTGTTGACATCGACCTTCGAGCCATCCAGGTCCAGGTCCGCCCAGGTCAGCGCGCGCTGCTCACCCTGCCGCAGCCCGGTCGAGCTGGCGAAGGTAGCCATGAGCGCCCACCAGGGATCCATCACCCCGATGATTGACTTGACCACCGCCGGCTGGACCCGTGCGACCTTGCCGTCTGTCGCCTTGCCCTCGATCTCGCCGATGGCAACCGCGCCCTGCCAGGGATCAGTCTTTCGGCAGCCGATTAGAATCGCGTAACGGTTCATCGCGCGGAGGCTGGTGAGGATGTTCTTGACTGTCTTCTTCGTGTGACCGACAGCCATCTGATCGAGCAGCTGCAGCTGGACATGCTTCATTTCCAGGTCGCGGACCTTGAGCTGGGCAGTGCTCTTGTTGTTCACCTTGAGCGTCAGGAAAAATTTCGCGTGACGATGTTTTTCAGACCAGCTCGATTTGCTGATCTTGCCCTTGTCGTACTCGCTTTGCAGATGCTTGACCCATCCGCCGACAGGCTTGTCCTTCTCGAAGCCGAGCAGATCGTAGAACGTCCAATCCCAGGCGCCATCTGTGTTGAGCTGCAGCTCGTCCTCGAGTCGGTCGATGTAAGCATGAGCTTCTTGCTTCGTGGCGAAATACTTCTGCTCGCCATCCTCGAGGACATAGCGAGTATCGACACAATAGGCAGCTCGCCCTGTCTTCGCCCGAGACGGGTAGTGATTGACATCTAGTTTCATCAGGCAGCCTCCTTTTCTTCGACCGGCCAATAGATGATTGTCTTGCCGATCACCTTAGTTTTGTACTTGGGCTCGTGGAGAAAGAAGGTCATCCAGTAATCTTCTGCCTCCTCGAATGTCTCGAACTCAGCGACCTTGTAGGTCTTGCCGTTCTTCCAGCCCTCAATCAGTTTCATGCAGTCTCCTTCTTCCAGGGGTTGACGACTTTGTCCCAGAGATCGTCGTCGTAGATCATGTCATCGATGAAGTCCTTGAGCTCGGCGATGACAGCGGTCTTGGTCATCTCGTGGTAGCCGGGCTCGAGGACGAAGGTCGTCAGCGCGTAGCCGGGGTGGACCCAGCCAGGCTTGAACATTATGTCCAGGACGCCGCACTCGAAGTCACAAGCCTGGACCTTAGCCCAGCGCTTGGCGCCGATGGCCTTCTTGATGGCGGCGGGAGTGAAGTCAGGCATGGGCAGCCTCCTCATACATCAGGCACTCAACACACTTGGTCTCGAAGAACTCGCACTCTTCACAGCCCTCGACAGGAGCGCAAAGCTCAGCCAGCTTTTCTTCGACTTTGATCTTGGCGAACCCAGTGCCCGGCTTGGCCGGGAGTTTTTCCAAGGCAGCAAGCACAGCCTCGAACTCTTTGACGGTCATCAACGCAGTCTTGGGCATCTCATCTCCTCTCAAAATTGACCCTACATATCAAACATAGTGGCATAATATGCCAATGTCAAGGGACAATCCCGCGCCCTATCTTGCATATTTAGAGACTGATTCTTGATATTGCAGTGACCGAGCAGTGACCCAGGCACAAAAAAAAGTCTCCAAAAGCTATTGCTTTCAGAGACTTACTGGAATCCGTGATGGCGGGAGTGACGGGACTCGAACCCGTCGAAGCCATGCTCTGACATGCTCTGAAACGTAGCAAAACAATCGCTTACGTCCAAGGTGAATGTCATCGAGACATGCTGAAAGTTATGTCAGAGCACCTCGTCCGTGACCGAAAAGTGACCGGGGCCTTCAGCTGCGGGTCACTTGGATTAGTGACCGGCTACCGAAACCGCCTGGTCTTTTTCATAATGCTCTCGGGCTGCTTCGAGAACTGCTTGCCCTGGCGTTTCGCCTTGCGCTTCGCCCTGGTGGTAGCAGCATACTCGCCCGGCGTCAGGGCCTTGATCGCTGCCTCGGGCAGATATCGCTCGCCCGTGACCGAGCTCTTCTTGCCGCTCTTGGTGCGCCAGTTTTGGTCGCTCCAGTTTTTTAGAGATCGTTGAGGATTTTTCACCGGCCATGCTCTTTCATTGCCGCTCTGTGTGATTCAGAAAATGACTTTCCCTTTCGCATCATTTTTTTCATCAGGGACATATGCTTCGACGTGTGATGGACTGAGTGTTTTTTCAGTGTCGTCTTTTGGCGTTTAGTGAGCTTCATGACGTATATCCCCCACCCCGTTTACGATATTCTCGGGCCAGCAGCTGCGCCTTCCGAGCACTCCACTTCCCACTGGCTGTCCCGTGAGTAGCCCTGCCCAGGATCGACTTAAACAGACGCTTTCTCATGCCAGGCTTGGTGTAGTTGCCAGCCTTGTTGACGGTCGATTTCTTCGCCATCACTTTTTCTTTGTCGGCTTTGGCTTCTTCTTGCCAGCCATTTTCATGATGCTTGGTTTTTTGGCCGAGCCCATGCCGCCGTAACTTCTTCCATATGCCATCACGCTTTTCCTTTCTTGGATCTGTTGCGTTTAGAAATTGCTGCGCCCTTCTTGCGAGCGTCTGCCTTCGAGCTCGCCCCCCAGGCGCGCAAGCTCAGCAGTAGCCTGGTCGGCCGGCCTTTGCTGTCTCGCTCGGGACCACGCATGTTGCCCATGCGGGACAGGAAGCTGGCGCGTCTAGGGTTGTCACCCTTCTTGACGGGCGCCTTGAGGTTCATCCCCTGCCGCCGAGCTGAAGCCCGGCCCTTGGCGTTCAATCCGCCTTTGGGATTTTTGCCGGCCTTGCGCTGCCAGGCTGGCGTCTTAGCCACGGCGTACAGATCCGGTCATGCCGGCCTTCTTCGCGCCCTTGGGCCCGGCCACCTTGGTCAGTGTGCCGTAGACATAGGCGTCCGCCTTCTTGCCCTTGAGGCCTTTCTTCCTGGCCTGGGCCATCAAGCTCTTCTCAAGTTTCTCAGGCATCGATCAGTCCTTTCCGATAACCGTTTTCGCGGTCGTATGTGAGCAGCTCCTTGCGCGGCTCGTGAACATAGGAGCAGTGAATCCAGCCGGTGTTGCCGCCCGTGTAGCACTCGAGGATCAGCTGATCGAACTCGAGGTTGTCGGCAATCCATTGCGCGACTTCCATGTTCGAGACGCCAGGCACCTCGAAGTCAGCTGCCTGGCCTTTCGCGTGTTGGCTAGTAGGCTTCGACCCGATGGCCATGCACAGCTCGGGGCAGCGATATCCGCTGGTGATCGTGACCGGCCTGTCGAAATGGTCCCTGACAGGCTGTAGGACGGCCTCACACAGGCGTTCCATGTGTTCGACTACCGAGGGGTGCGGCGTATTATCTATGCCCCTGCGCAGCGCCGTCTGGCTCTTGGTCATTTCGACCAGGCTAAAATTTTTAGACAGCTTCATTTCTTCGCCTTGACCTTGCCGACCACGCCCTCGAGCATCCCGCCGCCGAAGTAGAACGCCAGGATGGTGAGCATTGCTTCGCCCAGGTAGAAGTCATCGATCACCTGTTTGATGTCAGGGATGTTGGTCTTGCCGAGCAGGGTCATCACCAAGACAAGCGCAAAGGACGCCAGGAATGTGGCGGTGAACATCAGGGCCAGGTAACGTTGGGCCACCTTGAAAGGAGCGTAAGCTGCCATCGTGTCGATCTTGGCCTGGGCCTTGACGCGCTCCATCTCCTCGTCCGAGCTGTGGACATCATCGATCAGATCCATGCCCTTCTTGATTACGTCGCCGTTCCCAAGAATCGATGCGAGAACTCCAAGCATTATTTCTTTCCTCCGAGTGTAGTGAATCCCATGTAGGCCCCGACGATGCCGGCGCCACTGATGTAGAAGAGATTCGAGATATCAGCCAAAGCCTCGACCCGCTCCAGCGGGATAAAGAACATGGCCAGCGTGAACGCACCCATCGCTACCAGCGTGAAGCGAGCCATCCGCAGCTGGGCCAGGTGCCGGCGCAGCTCGGTCTCTGTCTGCTTGATCTGCTTGCTGCTTTCGACCTCGGCATCGCTGACCAGGCCATCACCGTCGAGATCCCAATCGGACGCGAACTTGCTGTCACGCTCGAACTTCTTCTGTGTCACTGGCTTTCCTTGATGGCCTCGAGAACGTCATAGACATTGGGTGGCGGGGGCTGGTCAGGGTTCCACTGGCAAAGGTATTCCCTGGGCTTCCACTCGCCGTAGTTGAAGAACAGCGTTTCCTGGGTGTTGTGCGCCCCGCGATAGACGCAAGCCTCCTGGCGCTTGTCGAGCTTGATACATTTGACCAGGCGGCAGACGGTCATGTCGTTTGCCCAATCATTTGCCTGGGCGGTGTGCGCTTTGAGCAGCAGCACGAAGCCTGTCAGGGTGGCCAGGCCGGCCCCGATCACGACAGTCCAGGCAATATATTCGATGATCTTCTGCCGGCGCTGCTGAGCTGCGTATATCGCCTCCTGGCGCTGCTTACGAATCTTGCCCTCAAGCGCAATCAGCTCGTTCCATGCAGCCACGCCCCTGGTAAGCTGGATCATTTGCTTGAGCTGGTATCGTTGGTCCTCAAGCTGCTTCTTAGCTGTGAAGGCCTCTAGGGCGAGGCTCTCAATGCTCTTTCCCTTGGTCAGTTTGAGGAACAGGCTAGGGTTCTTAGCGCTCTTCTCTAGGTGATCGACATCCGAGACAGCAGACATCCACCGTGACAGATCCTGCGTCATCTGCTCGAGCTCACGCCCAGCCGCAAAGCCACGCTGCAGCACCTTGAAAGCCCCGGTCGCCACCTGGACGGCAGTCCCTATCGTGACCGGGTCGAGCATCAGTACACCCTCACTTTTTTAGGATCGATAAATTTTGGTAAGCAATAGGACGTCACCTTCTTCCCCTGGCGCGCAATGCGCTCAGAGAAGGACAAGCACTCGTCAAGATTTCTGAAATAGAGGTCGTTTGAAACTAGCTTGCCGTCGAGAAACACGAACAGAAGAAAAGCGTGGATCACCCGGTGAGTAGCACGCCGATCAGCAGGACGATGGTGGTTCCGGCGCTCCCAACCATGATCGTCTCGAGCCGCTTGACCCGACTGAGCAGCTCGATGAAACGCTCCTGGGACACGGCCGTAAGCGTGTCCAGCTCGGCTTTAACTGAGGTGACGGTGGGCTTGCTCATCAGTCAGCGTCCGCAATGGTCAGCTTTTTGGCCTGGACCTGTTTCATTATTTCGTCGTAGTGGCGGTTCCCTTCTTCAAGGGGAACGTGCATAGTGACACCATCTAAAACGATGCGTATGCAAGTATTGTTGCCTTGGTATGCCATGTATTGTGCGCTTGTGATATTCATTTATAACTCCGCATCATGTTCCATGAAACACGATATCCCAGAGAACGTACCGTTAGACGGGCCAAATCCCTGCATGGCTGTGCCAGAAATG